CCCAGGGGCCTCCGAAGGGCAGAACAGCGTCCACGGCTGATTCTTCTCCACACGCTCCATGAACAAATCAGGAATCCAGAGTGCATAGAACAGATCACGGCAACGTTCCTCCTCCGATCCCGTGTTCAGTTTCAGTTTCAAGAAGTCCTCCACATCCGCGTGCCACGGCTCCAAATAGATCGCAAAGGAGCCGTTGCGTTTGCCGCCACCTTGGTCACAGTACCGTGCAGTATCATTAAAGTTGCGAAGCATCGGTACAATTCCATTACTCTTTCCATTTGATCCCTTAATCAACGCACCCTTTGCACGGATGTTATGAATGTGCAGACCGATTCCACCAGAATGCTTACTAATTACGGCGCAATCCTTCAGCGTGTCATAGATCCCGACGATCGAGTCCGATTTCATGGCGATCAGGAAACACGAACTGAGTTGTTGACGCGGAGTTCCTGCATTAAAGTTGGTCGGCGTTGCATGAATGAACAGTTTCTGACTGAGGAGATCATAGGTCTCAAAGGCCTGATCCAAATCTTTGGTTCCCCAGAGTGCCAGGGAGACACGCATGATTAGATGCTGAGGGCGTTCCAGCGTCTTGCCCTTCGTATTGCGAAGCAAGTATTGTAGTTTTTCGAGGGTCTTGAATCCGAAATAGTCAAACAGATAATCACGTTCGTAATCGATTTTTGCATTGATTTGATCGCCATATTGATGGCAGAGTTCTACGAGTTCCTGTGAGACATTGCTCACGATTTCGCCCGTTTTTTCTACGGGCTGCTGGGAGAGTTCAAACACGACCTCCGTGAACTTGTCCGATGTATTTTTATGATGATTGGAAATGGCAATCCGGGCCGCCAGGGTTCCATAATCGAGATTGGTGGTCATGAGCGAAATCGAGAGCTGGGCCGCGAGTTCATCCAGTTCCGAGGTTTTCACGCCATCGTAAATACGAAGGAGTGTACGCTGAGCAATCAGCGTCGGATTCACTTCCAGTCCCTGTGCGGCCGTTTGGATACGGGTGAGAACCTTGTCAAATGAGACAGGCTCCAATCCGCCATTGCGCTTGACAACGTTCATACTAATCATGGACATGTTTCCGGAATGATGATTTGATCCGCGGTATGCCTTTTTAATGGACCTCAAATCGGATCAAATTTTTAACAAAAACGCAAGTAGAGTCATGAAACTAGCTCGCTTAGAAGTTATCGGGTTCCTTTTGATCCTTATCATTCTCGTATATTCATTTTATAAGAAACAGGAGGGATTTGAAAGCCAGCCTTCCCCATTAGCGGATGTAAAAGAATTCGATACTGCTGTTCTTTCGTATCCTCCCAATGGACCCAGTCCAGCAAATATTGATAATCATCAACCTTACCATCTTCTAAGTGATATCATGTCGCATACGCGTGAAAAGAAATCGGTTTCCAGTCAATCCTGTTATAAAACCGATTTTGAAAGAACCATGGAAAAAACAGGAAACTTCCGTCAAATGACCAACAATTATAAACGGAATTATCCCGACAGCTGCAGTGGATGGAACCAGGATCTAACCCTGAATTTCTATCAGGAGAAGTGATTTCCATCTTCATCCACCTTATGAAATTGAATCATGCATGGGTCCTGCTTTTTTGCTCGAGGAGCCCGCGTCGAATCAGGAATAACAAACTCATTCCGCTTTGCCTTTTCTACATCCTCCCAAAAGACATCAATCATCGGTTGGAGTCCCTTCCACCATTCATCATTTCGTAGAACAACCTGCTCATCCCATTGATACAATCTCCATGGAATGAACTCCACGACCTCTTCTCCCTCTTTTATGGGTGGATTCCACTCCAATGTATGAAGAGGACCGTACATGTAATAGAATTCATGATTCACTTTCTGAACCAGGGCAATAACACCATCATACAAACACGGACCTTGTTTGAGTTCCATTTGATTATACGCGGATGAGAATACTGCCTCTATATAATCGCATTCATGTAGTCCCGATACCTGTAATTGCATTTGCATTTGTGCATAATAATCTTTGGGAACTGTTCCGTTGATTTCTCTTGTCACAGGGCATTTGATCTCTACCAGTCGCCCCACACGCTGCGGATAGACCGACTGATAGACAAGTCCATCAGGCGAGGCCATGCAGCGAGGATCGGTGGGATGACGCAGACGTCCCAACTCTTTCACAACCGCCCCATATTTATACTCATATATCTGTTTCACCACGGGTTCAAATCGAATTCCCCAGTCAAATGGATTCATACGCTCCGAGGGAACTGCTAGTTGTTGATATCGAACGGGTGGGGGTTTGGTTTTGGCTACCACCATGGTGGCACGCTGACGCGCCGACGCAAATAGATTTCCCAGTTCACTCGCTGATAAAATCGTCGACATTTGATCATACCACTCTTGGGTTCGCTGCTCCGTCTGTTTCTGATTCAGTAGTGCGTCAAGCGTTTCCTTTGTTGGTCTAATCGACGAACCTTGATTTCTACGATATGCAATTGCCTTTTTCCATTGATCTTCATACTTATCCAGTATAAGATCAACGTATCGTTCTTCTTGATCCGACCAGTCAACCGAATCCGCAATCGTTTCCGCCGAGATTAGCCATTGTTCCAATTGTACTTCGTCCTCTGGATCGGCCAACCATTTGTCCCATAGGGTTATCATATCGCGTAGCTTCTCTTTGAAATTCATTCGTATCCTTTTCCTATCGATTTCATTCCTCAAATTTTGCGGTTTCGATCGTGGAAACCGACGGAGCATCATCCTTCTTTTTCTTTCGCGTTCCATCCGGTTTCACCTTCTTTACACTAAATCCCCATTTCAATACACCCTCTGGATTTCGTTTCATCTCCAAACCTTTGATGGTCTCAATGCGTTGTGATTCCGTATCATACTGAACCACTTTAATCGTATTCAACAACTTCTTATCTAGCGACTTCTGAAGAAACACGAAAAATCCCTCTTTCTCTTCCTTTGTCATATCATACTGCTTGGCAACATCTTCAATGAACAAACGCAAACGATTCAAACGTAGCCCACGCTCAATTCGATGCCACGGGCGCGCATAAGCCTCACGTGCACTGTCTTCCAATAACGAACTCAATGACTGCGGTGGATCCGTGTCTCCACTTTTTTTAAGCGTAAGGTGTCGATCTGCTTTACCGCCATCCATGTCTACTACTAGATCGCGTCGAGGGTTTAGATGGACGCGAGAATCGGAATGACATCACGAACCATAAGAGGTCCGAGGGTCTCCTCGTTAGGAACAGGCAACCACTTTGATTCCTCTCCCATGATATAAATTGTTTTCCAACAAAATGTATCCGTTTTATCAAGCGGAATTTCATCCCATCGGTAATAATCATCTAATTTTGTATTCGGATCCATCGGGCAATAATAGACATCATTTTGGCAAATCATATTCCCTGATAACACCAACCCATTCGGTTCCAGAATGTCATGTACTAGATCGAGCTGATTATCCTCTTCCCAAAGGGCAGAGCCCAGCAATAATAAATGAAAAATAGAGACGGGTGTTCCTCGTATGGTTGTTTTCTTGTGAATAAAGGGGAGAATAAACATCTTTACATGACTAGTAAGTAGGTACTTTAAATGACTCAGCCAGCTTATCCTGATTCACGTACTTCATCTGCGATTGCCGCTTTTCCCCTTCCTCATTTCATTGGACGAACACGACGTGAAACCAATACAACGGACACAATCAATGTACGCCAATTCGAACATTGGCAGACGAATGGTAAGTATGGAACCACGAACCGTCCGGATGTCAATCAGCAGGCCCCCTTCTATGACATGTTGCCCAATAGCAGCCGTTTTACAGAGCATAGCTATCGAGCTCAACCACGGTACGACGCGTCAGGCGAACGAGGGGTAGAAAATTCATTCTTTGACAAGTATGATACCACTTCTGATGCAAGAAACATGACACGTGAATTGAAAGCCAGTGTCTATGAAGATAAAAATATGGGATTTCAAAAAGAATCCGACCGATTGCTTCAACGACAATTTGATAATCGGTGGCTTGATCCTACTGTAGCCGTTCAACAAGCAAAGGCGGCAGAAGAATTACGACCGAAGATGGATGACATTCGCTTGTTTTACCAAAATAAGCCTAGCGAATCTAAAAAATAACAAATATAATAGTACGATGGTTAACTCTATATATTACACTGGTATTGGGTCAAGAAAGAATGGAAAACATAGCGTAAAACAATTTTTACAGATCATGAATAAAAGATTTAACGTAGAATGTTCTGAATTTATAGCAGAGTCGGAGTATGAACCATGTGCAACATCTAAAAAAATGAAATATAACGTATTATTAAGTTCGAATAAGAGCAGAAAAATGAAAACATATAAAAAACTATTGAAAAAATGTAATCAATATAAAAAAACATCAAAAAGAAAATGCAATGTAGACGAGTACATAACATTTAGTGGCGCCGAATAAGATTGCATAGCACTTTTTCTTAAAAAGTGCACTTAAGAGAAATCAAGCTCGATCGGTGTGGTGTACACCTGCAGTTTATTAAGCGATGACGGCGACTGCTTGGTGCGACGACGGGTGGTTCTCGCAGGATTCACCACGATCTTTGTGTTATTGATGTTATTTATAGGCTCCGCCTCATCAGATGCAGTCGACAACGTTTCGCTCTTATTCCGCTTCTGCGTTTGCACCGTTTCCTTCAAATACTCATTGTACCCCTTGCGGATCTCTTCCTCATGGGCTTCCATGTACTCTAAAATGTTGGACTCGAGTGCCCATCGAAAAAAATTCAGTTTTCCAATCGTGGTCATGAATGCCTCATTGTTTGGAATCGTAAACATAATGCGTTCACGCCGGCAATTCGGATCAAAATATTGTTTCGAATACGCCTTGAGCTGGCCCTTATAACTCAGATACACTAAGAACTCATGACCGTTCAAAGGGTACCGAACAAAGTTCTTTCGACTGTATTTGGTGACAAACCAGTCAATGATGCGAAGACTCAGAGGTGCCTCGCCATTCAGATAAGTCAACACTTTATCAATTTCCGGTTGACTCGCATAGAATCGCTGGAGACTAGAAATAACAAGCTCGGGCTTGCATTCAATCTTACGACGACGAGTTTGTGGATCAGATGTATAGCTATCCATGCCTATTGGCGGATACGCAGAATCCTCTTAGGTGCTTTATCGTATTTTTTGTATCATTTTAAACTATTGTATGGATAGAATGTCCCTTCCAACGAGCGGAACCTTATTACCCGCCGCAGGTGGCATGATCCATGCCATGCATGGAGGAGGGGATGGAACAATAACAACACAATCCACTAGTATGCTACCTGTTGCAGGTGGAACCATTCATGCCATGAGCGGTGGAGATGGAGGATTTATGCAAACAGACATAAGTAAAACACTGCTACCTAGCGCAAGCGCACCCATTCACGCTCGCTCTGGTGGATTCAAAGGTGGACAGAGAATCATAACACATCTTGGAGAATCCTATACACTTGATACCCCTCCTACAGAACGCATTGATGCGAAAGAGCCATATCGAACCGATTCAAATGAATATAAAATTCTCTATTCCCTCGGTCTGGAAGATTTATACAAGATGGATCGTGATAATATGAAAGGTACACAACAAGAGTATGATGTTTTAAAAGCTATTTATGATGGAAAATGTAATCTTAATTCATCGCTTGGATCATTGGCGGAATGTGAACCAATTCGTCGAGTCATTCATACCTTGGCACTGGAACTCAAAACATCCATCGCCTTTTCTATGAATATTTTCAATGAAGCGGATCGGGCTGCCGCGAATGCGGCGCGAGCACTTCAAAATGGAGCAGAAGACAGATTAGCGAGTGCAATACAAAGGGGTGAAATAGAGGAAGAGGAATCTAGCGAGGCGAAGAAATTGCGAGAAGAAGAAGCCGCCGCAAAGACCAGACTTGCCGAACAGTTGAGACTTGATGAAGAGGCTGCCAGACCAGGACTTCTAGATCGAATGAAAGGGTTTTTTACTAAAAGTGAAACAAAAAGTTCTGACGAGTCTTCTGTAAAAGATCCTCTTTCTGAAGAGGATTATGCACGTATCGCCATCGCCGCGATGATATCTTCCCCATTGGATGAAGGAAAACCAGATGCAGATAAGCCAGACGAGGATAAGCCAGAGGAGGATAAACCTGCGGATCCCTTTCAAATCGCATCCATTGCTGCCACTGCCAGCATTTACGATCCATCTTCTCTTCCTATTCCTGCCGCAACAGTAGAAGACAAGCTTACTGAAGAGGATCAGGCGCGAATCGCCATAACAGCGATG